ACAGCCGCCGCGCCCCCGGCCCCGGCGACCCCACCCTCAACACCGTCCTCGCCAACCTCGGCGGAACCGACAACACCCCCGACCTCCAACACCAACTCCGAGCCGCCCTCACCCACCTCGACCACGCCGCCCGCCGCCTCACCCACCTCGTCACCCAAGCCACCACCACCCCCACCGACACCCGCCACATCTGCGCCGAAGCACTCTGCGAAGCCGACGCCGCCCCCGGCCGACTCGGCTACTGCGAGACCGACTACCGCCGCCGCCTCCGCTGGGCCGAAGCCAACACCGACCAGAACCCCCCCGACTGGAACAGCCAGAACCACGAGACCCCCAAGGCCCTCACCAAGGCCGAACGCCTCGGCATCCACCAGGCCCCCGCCCTCACCCACGAGCAGCTCGCCGACCGCGCCATCCGCCGCAAGCGCAAGACCGCCTGAACCGTGTCACAACCCCGATGCCAATGAACACCAGGGTCCTTGACGAACGTCACCACCCCGATGTACTCTCCGCGCTAGTTGTCGAGCGCTGCGCCCACAGGCCAGCGCTCGACTCGCGTCCGAAGGGGAGGGGCGGTCCAAATCTCTGGCCGCACGCAACACCGCCACCGACCCACGCCCCTCTTTTCGATCGGCTACGGATCCCGGCCGGATTTTCGCGAGGGGGTGCGCTTTGCCCGTGCGCCGCTGTGTCGAGGCCGGCTGCACCCAGTGGGCGGCCGACGGGTCGTCGCTGTGCGGCATCCATCGCCGGGTCCGGAAGCGCCGGCGCAACGCTGACCGGCGGGTGGCGGCCGAGGTGAAGCGCACGGCGACGGTGTGCGTGATCTGTGGGGAGGGTCCTCGCCGGAACGACCCGTGGACGTTGGAGCATCGGGTGCCGGTGTCTGCCGGCGGGTCGTCGACCGAGGCGAACGTGGGCGCCGCCCACCGATCGTGCAACTCGAGGAAGCGGGACCGCTGATGCCGCCGAGGCGGAAGACCGACGAGGAGCGGCAGAGGACGAACACCCCGGCGCTCGAGCTGGTCACTCCGCTCGGCGTCGAGCTCGTGGCGCCGGCGGCCGGCGAGGGCTGGTCGGAGGCGACGGTCGCGGAGTGGGACGCCTGGTGGGCGTCGGACGTGGCCCGGATGATCGATGTGGCGTCGGAGGCGCCGATCGTGTTCCGCTGCTTCGACCTGCTCGACCAGGCGGCCCGCTTCGAGGAGGTGGGCCGGTCGGAGCCGCTGGTGGAGGGCTCGACGGGGCAGATGGTGATCAACCCGCTGTTGAAGCACGCGCAGGGGCTGCGCGACGAGGCCCGCCGGGACGAGGCGGTGTTGGGGCGGGGCCCGAAGCGCCGGCTGGATCTGGGCATCAAGTTCGGTGACGCGGCTCGCTCGCTCGACGACGTGAACCGGAGGCTCGGTGGCGGCAACCGCAACGACGTCGCGGCCGACCCGCCGGACGACCCGAGGCTCTCGGCGATCGAGGTCACCGGAGCCTGAGCTGTGGCCGTCGCTCGGTGACATCGCCGAGCGGTGGGTCCGCCAGAACGCCATCTACGGCGAGGGCGACTTCTTCGGCCAGCCGTTCGTCCCGACCGTCAACCAGCGCCTGTTCGTGTGGCGGTGGTTCGAGTACGACCCGGCCACCCTCGACGAGGACTCCACCGAGTGGGTGCGGGCGGTCCGCGCCGGTGAGATCCCGTCCATCCACCTGAACCCGTCGCCGCCGATGTGGCGGTACAACGAGGCGATCATCTTCGAGCCGAAGGGTGAGGGGAAGACGCAGTGGTGCTCGGTGCTTGGGGAGCTCGAGTTCTGTGGGCCGCCGGTGATCGCCCGCCGGTCGCCGAACGTGGTGATGGCCGCGGCGAGCTTCGAGCAGACCGCCGAGCTGTTCGCCTGCGCCCAGGTGATGTCGGGCGGCACCGCCGGCGCCGAGGTCGACGAGGCACCCTTGGCCGGTCTGTTCCACGTGTACGACCGGGAGATCCTGTTCGCTGATGGCCGCCCGGGCCGGCTGTGGCGGGGCGCGGCGGTGGCCGGCACGAAGGACGGCGGGAAGCCGACCCTGTTCATCGCCGACGAGATCCACGAGTGGAAGGGCGAGAAGGCCCGGCAGCACACGGTGGTGGCGAACTCGATCACGAAGCGGCGGAACTGCCGGGTGATCAACCTGTCGACGGTCGGTCGGGGGACGTTCTCGACGCCGCCGCGGGACGACGACCCGCTGTGGTGGAAGATGTACACGCAGGCGCTCGACGCGATCGCTCACCCGGAGCGGCACCCGAAGACGCTGGCGATCGTGAACCAGGCGCCCGACGGGCTGAACCCGGCGAGCCGCCGCGACGTCGAGAAGGGCATCAGGGCGGCGAGCTCGGCGGCGGACGTGTTCTGGTCGGTGGAGGACCGGGTGGCCCGGTTCTTCGATCCGAAGGTCCCGAAGCACGAGGCGATCCGCTACTTCTGGAACCGGCCGACCGACACCCAGGAGGACTCCTGGCTCGAGGAGCACCCCGGTGTGTGGGCCGAGGGGGCGAAGCCGAGGACGAAGATCCCCGCCGGCGCCGAGGTCGGCGTCACGGTGGACATGGCGCTGCGGCACGACTCGGTCGCGGTCGACTGGGGGATGCTCCGCCCGGACGGCCGGGTGGTGGTGCGGGCCCGGGTGTTCGAGGCGAAGGCAGGGAAGATCGATCACCTCGAGGTGTGGCGGTTCATCACCGAGGAGCTCGCCGCGGAGTACCGGATCGCCTGGATCGCCTACGACCCCCGCTTCTTCGAGCTCCCTGCCCGCATGGCCGAGGACCAGGGCTTCCTGATGGTGGAGTTCCCGCAGTCCCCGGAGCGGATGGCGCCGGCGTGTGGGCACGCGCTGGACATGATCGTGAACCACCTGGTCGTCCATGACGGCGACCCGACGCTGTCGGCCCACGTGAACTCCGCGGCCCGCCGCGAGGGCGAGCGTGGCTTCACTCTGTCGAAGGGGAAGTCGCGGGGCCGGATCGATGCCTGCGTGGCGCTCGTGATGCTGCTGTGGCTCCTGGCTGCGCCGCCGGCGGACGCCGGCGAGGCCGAGCCGCTCGTCATGATGATCGGAGGCGACCGATGACCGCTGCCACTCTGCCCGAGCGGGTCGCTGCCCGCCGTCTCCCGTCGATCAACCTGGTCCGGCTCCTGCTCACTGTGCTCGCCGCCCCGTTCTATGTGGCCGGCTGGTTGGTCGGCGCCGTGGTGGTCGCGGTCACGTGGGTGTGCGCTGCGGTCGCGGAGGGGTTCGACGCCGGTCGCGGCCGCGCCGGTGACCTGTCCTGATGCTCGCCGACCGGGTCACCGCCCGCCTCGGCCGCGAGGAAGTCGAGCGTTCCGAGTACTCCCAGGGGTGGCGTGAGCGACTGACCAGCAGGGGGTCCACCCGAGCAGTGTCCGGGATCGACGTCACTCCCGACCGGGCCCTCGGCGTGTCCGCCTGGTACTCCGGCGTCCGCTACCTCACCGAGTCCGTCGCCGGCCTGCCGGTCCACACCTACCGCGACACCTTCGACGGCACGCGCTCCCGGCGGGCCGATCCGCCATGGATGACCGCCCCCGACGCCGGGGTGACCTGGTTCGCTCTGGTCGAGCACTGGATGATGTCGCTGCTGCACCGCGGGAACGCCTACGCCGGCAAGCTCCGAGACCCCGTCGGCCGCGTTGTCGGCCTCCGCCCCGTCCACCCCGACCGGGTGAAGCTCGGCCAGGCCTCGGACGGCACGAAGGTCTTCAAGATCGGCAACCAGCCGTTCACGGCCCGCGAGATCCTGCACATCCCCGGTCTGTCCTACGACGGCGTCGGCGGTCTCGACCCCCTGTCGTTGCACCGCTCGTCGATCGGTGTCGCAGCGGCGGCCGACGAGTTCGCCGGCCGGTTCTTCAAACAGGGCGACCACACCCGGGCGTACATCTCGGTCGAGCAGACCCTCACCAGGGACCAGGCCGACGAGCTGAAGGACCAGTGGGAGCGGTTCCACCGGGGCATGGCGAACGCTCACGAGCTCGGCGTGCTCGGCAACGGCGCCAAGTACAACACGGTCGGCCTCGACCCTGAGCAGACCCAGCTGCTCGAGACCCGCAGGTTCGAGGTGACCGAGGTCGCCCGCATCCTCCGCATCCCGCCCCACAAGCTCTACGACCTCGAGCGGGCCACGTTCTCCAACATCGAGCACCAGTCGATCGAGGCGGTCGTCGACTCCATCCGACCGTGGGTCGTGCGCCTCGAGGCCAACGTCAACGCCGACCCCGACCTCGTGCCGGGCCGCTCCCAGTTCGTCGAGTGGCAGCTCGAGGGCCTGCTCCGTGGCGACACCGCCACCCGCTACGCCGCCTACGCCCAGGCCGTCGGCCGTCCGTGGATGCTCGGCAACGAGGCACGCCGCCTGGAGAACATGCCGCCGCTCGCCGGCCTCGACGTGGTCGCCGAGCAGGGCAACGCCCCCGCTTCCCAGTTCGCTCAGCCCCAGGAGGTGCCGGTCCCGTGAGGTTCACCATCGAGCGGGCCGTCCCGCTCGCCGACCTCGACGTGAAGGGCCGGACCGTCACCGCCTACGCCGCGGCGTTCGACTCGCCGGCTTCGGTGTACGACCCCCAGTTCAACCCGGCCCGCCACCTCGAGTCCGTGGCCCGCTCGGCGTTCACCCGCGCCCTCAACGCCGGCGCCGGCAACAAGGCCAAGGTGCTGTTCAACCACGGCAAGACCATCGACGGGACCCCGTCGGAGCGGTACTCGATGCCGATCGCTACCCCGGTGGATGTCCGCGCCGACGGCCGTGGCCTGCTGACCGTGTCCCGCTACGCCGCCACCGACCTGGCCGACGAGGTCCTTGAGCTGATCCGCAACGAGTCGATCACCGGCCAGTCGTTCCGTGGCCCGGTCTACAACTACGTCGAGCGCGGCGGGATCGTCGAACTCACCGAGTGTGGGCTCCGCGAGTACGGGCCGTGCCCGTTCCCCGCCTACGCCGACGCTGAGATCGTGAGCATCCGCTCCGCCGCCGACCTCATGGAGGCCGTGGAGGATCTCACCCCCGAGCAGCGGGCCGAGCTGGCCCGGCTGCTCACCAGCAGCACCGACACTCCTGTCGAGGGACCCGACCCCGCACCCGCCCCCGAGGGCACTGCGGACGTCACTCCCGTCGAGGACCCGTCGACCACCGCCCCCACCCGGGGCGACATCGACCTGCTGGCGCTCGCCAACGAGCGACGCCGGCTCGACAACTGACCCAGGAGGTCAACCCCATGAGCACCACCGATGCGCCCCCCGTGGAGCGCGCCCAGACCCCGACCGAGCTGCGCGACGAGCGCGGTCGCGTCCTGTCCCGGATCGACGACATCCTCGACACCGCCCGTGCCGAGGACCGCACCGAGCTGTCCGACGCCGAGCGCTCCGAGCACGACGGGCTCGTGGCCGAGGCCGCCCGTCTCGCTGACGAGATCACTCGCGCTGAGGGTGCCGTCGCCGACGCCCTGCGGTTCGACGCCCAGCGGGCCCGGGTGGAGCCGCCCGCGGTGAACCCGGTGGTGCACGTCGGTGCCGAGCCGACCACCTACAACCCCGGCGCCGAGCACAGCTTCTTCGTGGACGCCTACCGGTCCCGGTTCCTCGGCGACGACAGCGCCAACCAGCGCCTCCAGCGCCACGGCGTGGAGGTGTCCCGCAACGAGGGCATCGACGTGTCCCGTGACGTGGGCACCTCGGCGTTCGGCGCGCTCGTGGTCCCGCAGTACCTGACGGAGCTGTACGCCCCGCTTGCCCGGGCCGGTCGCCCGTTCGCGAACATCTGCATGAGCCTCCCGCTTCCCGATGAGGGCATGACCCTCAACATCCCGCGTGGCACCACCGGCACCGCCGCCGCCGCACAGGCCAACGAGAACGACGCCGTGCAGGAGACCAACTTCGACGAGACCACCCTGGCGGTCAGCGTGCGCACGTACGCCGGCCAGCAGGACGTGTCCCGCCAGTCCCTCGAGCGTGGCCGCGGCATCGACCAGATTATCTACGCCGACCTGGCCGCCGACTACGCCACGAAGCTCGACACGGCGCTGCTGATGGGTGCCGGCACGTCCGGCACCCACCTCGGCGTGACCGAGGTGTCGTCGATCAACGCCGTCACCTACACCGACGCATCGCCGACCGTGGCCGAGTTCTTCCCGAAGCTGCACGACGCCATCCAGCAGGTCAACTCGAACCGGTACCTGCCGGCGTCGGTCATCGTGATGCACCCCCGCCGCTGGGGCTGGTTCCAGTCGGGCCTGTCCACGTCGTTCCCGATCGCGTCGCAGGCTGGCGCCCCGGTGAACAGCGTGGCGGTGAACCAGGCCGTCGCGTACGGCCAGGTCGTCGGCCAGATCGGCGGGCTCCCCGTGGTCACCGACGCGAACATCGCCACCGACCAGGGCGGCGGCACCGAGGACTCGGTGCTCGTGCTCCGCGCCGAGGACATGCTGCTCTGGGAGCAGGGCGACGGGTCCCCCCGCGAGCTCCGCTTCGAGGAGACCGCCGGTGGGAACCTCATGACCAAGCTCGTGGTCTACGGCTACAGCGCCTTCGCCGCCGGGAGATACCCCAAGGCCATCGCCGAGATCACCGGAACGGGGTGTGCGGCTCCCACGTTCTAGCGGCTAGTTGCCCCTAGATTCTGATACGCTGGGGGGATGCCTCAAGCGTCCCCCCAGCAGTCAGGCCAGCGATGTGGGCGGTGCAAGTTGTACCTCCCCGTCGAGTCCTTCTCTCCCTCCTACCGAGGTAAGCGCGGGACGTGGTGCAAAGCGTGTTTCGCTGAGTACCAACGCCACCGCAAGGCGGGGACATCGCCCCCAGCGGCGCCCGACCACGACCCAGTACCGTGCAACAACTGCGGTAAGGAGTTCAGGCCTCGCCAGGTGAAGGCGCAGCCCGAGCACTTCTGCTCGAGGTGGTGCAAGGATCGTGCCCGCAAGGATCGCGAGATCGCTGCCCGCACGGCATCCCGACCCGCCGACCGGCAGTGCGTCCACTGCGGCCAACTCATGCCGCAGGCCATGCGGATCGACGCCAAGTTCTGCTCCGAGCAGTGCAACTCGGCTGCTCATGCGATCACCCGCAAGATGGCGAAGCGGGCCAACACCGACAAGCCCGACGTGCTGCTGTCTCGTGCCTACATCGCCGAGCGTGACGGCTGGCGATGCGGCATCTGTGGCGGCCGGGTGAATCCGAAACGCAAGCACCCTGACCCGCTGTACGGGTCCATCGATCACATCGTCCCCGTCGCGGCGGGCGGGACGAACGAGCCAGCGAACCTTCAGCTGGCGCATCTCCGCTGCAACCTCGCCAAGCGAGACCAAGGCCTCGACCAACTGAGGCTCATCGGGTAGGGCGCTCCCTCTGCGCTCTTCCCCCATCTGAGAGGAGGGCGCATGGCGTCCAAGTACCAGCGAGAGCACGACATGTACGTGGCCCAGGGCAACACCGCCAGGGCCGCCCAGGTGGTCGCCGCGGCGAAGGCCGAGGGCGACCCCGTGGCCGAGGTGGCCAAGGCCGACAAGCCCGCCCGCAAGCGCGCCGAGAAGGTGGACGACTGATGGCCCTCGCTAGAGACTTCGGGGCATCATCGGCTGGTCGGATGACGTGCCACGACGCCAACCCGTTTGACTTCGTGGAGGGCAAGATCCTGAACCTGACCCTCCAGTACGAGGCGACCTGAGCCCGTGGCCGACACCCTCGACGTTCTCACCCTCACCGAGGGCAAGACCGCTCTGGGGATCGGCGCCGGCGACACGTCGAACGACACCGCTCTCGCTCAGAAGATCACCGCTGTGTCGCGCCGCCTCGACCGGCTTTGCGGGCCGATCGTCCAGCGCACCGTCACCGACGAGGTCCACCCCGGCGGGTGCCCCTCGATCCGGGTGCGCCGTTGGCCGGTCGCGTCGTTCACGACCGTCACCGAGTACGACGCCACCGTCGCCCAGGTCCTCACCCTCGAGGACTTCGACACCCAGCCTTCGGAGGGGTTCCTCCCCGAGCGGTGGGAGTCGACCCCGACCGCAGTGTTCAACGGGGTGATCTGGCGGCGCTCGTCCGGGAGCGGTGCGTGGTTCCCGCCGGGCCCGGAAGCCGTCAAGGTCACGTACGTCGCCGGCCGAGCCGCGAACACCGCAGCGGTCGACCCGGTGTTCAAGGAGGCCGCCGGGATCGCGCTGAAGAACCTGTGGCGCACCATGGAGACCGCCACGCAGATGCTCGGCGAGTTCGACGTGCCCGCTCAGAACTTCCCGGTGTCGATGGTCACCAAGGCCGTCCGTGACGCCGTCGAAGACGAGATCATCGAAACCCCAGGTGTCGCATGATCGGCACGTCGGTCGTCACCGCCTGCTCTGCGCTCATCGCCGCCCTACAGGCCGACGCCACCCTCACCGCCGCCGGCGTGAACATCAGCTACGACGCCCCCGTCCTGCCGGCGGACCTGCAGGCCACCGACGGCGACTACGAGGCGATCTGGCTCGGCGACGCCGACGAGACCGAGGCCATCCCCGTCCTGACCGCCGGGCACCTCCACCGCGACGAGACGATCGCGCAGCAGCTGATCATCCAGGTACTCAAGCCCACCACTGCCGGCACCCAGGTCGCCGCCGACACCCGCGCCGCCCAGCTCCTCGCCCGGGTGCAGGACATCCTCGCCAACAACGTCGACCTCGGCGTAACCGACCCCGCCCGTTTCGAGGCGGTCATCACCCGGTGGCGGCTCGTGCGCGGGTACCTGCCGAACATGCAGGGGCGCGGCGCCCGCTTCGAGGTCACCGTCGAGTTCACCGCCCGCCTCACCCCCACCTGAGGAGACCCCGTGAAGACCGTCCGCTACATCGGGCCCGCCACCCCGCCCATCACCATCAGCGACGCCACCGTCGACGGCCAGTGGGTCACCGACGACCGCGGCGTCGCCCAGGTGCCCACCGAGGTCGCCGACCGGCTCGCCGACCAGGACGTCTGGCGCTCAGGCGGCGGGAAGGCCCCCACCATCGACGAGGTCCTCGCCGACGTCGACGGCGACCCCGTGAAGGCCACCGAGGCGCTCGCCGTCGAGCAGGCCTCCGACAAGCCCCGCGCCCGCCTGGTCGAGGCGCTCACCGAGATCGTCACGGCGTCCGCCGTCGACGAGCCCCCCGCCGCCGACGACCCCGACGGCGGCACCGACACGTCCGAGGAGGACTGACCCATGGCGATCAAGAGCGGTCTGGCCGCCCAGCTCGGCGTGAAGGCCGAGACCACCTGGGGGACCTTCGTCGCCCCGACCCGGTTCTACCCGCTCATCTCCGAGTCGCTGACCGAGGAGATCGACCGGCTCGAGTCCGAGGGGATCATCGCCGGCCAGCGCGTCCTGCGCTCCGAGCAGTGGGCCGCCGGCAACGTCGACGTCGGCGGCGACATCCAGACCGAGCTCTACCAGCAGGGCATGGGCGCGCTCCTCAAGGCGTGCTTCGGGGCGGTGGCCACCACCGGCGCCGGGCCCTACACCCACACGTTCACCCCCGGCGACCTCACCGACGACCACCTGTCGGTCCAGGTCGGCAAGCCCGACACCGCCGGCACCGTGCAGCCGTTCAGCTTCTACGGCATGAAGGTGACCGACTGGGAGCTGTCGATCGAGGCCGGCGGGCTCGTGGCGCTGACCACGTCGCTGGTCGGCAAGCAGCTCGCCACCTCCGACTCGCTCGCCACCGCCAGCTACGGCACCGGCGCGGCGACCCCGTTCACGTTCAAGCACGCCACGGCGTCGGTCGCCGGCGGCGCCGCGAACGTGAAGAAGCTCACGATCAAGGGCTCGAACGGGCTCGACACGGACCGCCGGTTCATCGGCTCCGAGTACCGGGCCGAGCCGCTCGAGGCCGACCTCCGCGAGTACGGCGGCACCGTGGACCTCGAGTTCGAGTCCCTCACCCAGTACAACCGGTTCCGCAACGCCAACGAGGTCGCGCTCGTCTCGACCATCTCGGCCGGGGCGTCGGCGTCGCTCACCACGACCATGAACGTCCGGTTCGACGGGTCGACCCCCGAGGTCGACGGCCGCGGTGTGGTGCAGCTGTCGGCGCCGTACAAGTGCATCGGCACCACCACCGACGCGTCGGCGATCACCGCGGTGCTGATCAGCAACGACACCACCCCGGTCTGATGGCGAGGGGCCGGGGCGCGGTCGAGGTCCGAGGGCTGCGCACGTTCCAGGCGGAGCTGCGCAGCGCGGACCCTCGGCTCGCCCGGGCCCTCACCAAGGCGAACCGGGAGATCGCCGAGAAGGTCGCGTCGAACGTCCAGGCCAAGGCCCGGGCCCGTGGCGGCGTGGCCGCCAAGGCTGCGCCGGCGATCGTCGGCCGCGGCGAGCAGCGGGCCGCGAAGATCGCGATCAACAAGGGCACCCGGTACAAGTTCGCGGACGGCGCCTTCTTCGGCGCGGTCCGCTACCACCAGTTCGAGCCGTGGGTCGGGAACCAGCATTTCAACGCTTGGCCCGTCGGGATCAACGACGAGGGCCCCGGCCGCGGCGCCTACGCCATCAACCCGGGGATCTACGAGTCCATCCCTGAGATCGAGGAGTTCTACCTCAACGCCTTCGAGGACGCCGTCGCCGCAGCGTTCCCCGACGAGCTCGCAGCGCTCGGCGCAACCGTCCTCGGCCGCTGAGCCCACCCACGCCCCGGGCAGGGGCGCGCGCCAGGCCCCACCCCGCACGGCGGGGCCTGGCGCGGAACCTGCCCACCCATCCATCCCCTGCCCGAGGAGCACCCCCATGCCCGACCGTCCCGGCGTCTTGCCCGAAGACCAGCCGTCCGCCCACGAGCCCGACCCGATCGGCTTCTACATCGTGGTGCGCGGAACCCGCTACGAGTTCCTCCACTCGGCCATCGATGCCGAGGACAGCTTCGAGTGCCAGGTCCAGACCGGCCGGCCCGTCGAGGAGTTCCTCACCGGCGACATGTCGATGGCCGCGCTCGCGGTGATGTGGTGGCTCGGCCGCCGCCACGCCGGCGAGCAGCACCTCAAGGTCCGCGACGCCGTCAAGCAGTTCCCGTCCGCGATCGAGGTCCAGGCCGCCCAGCAGACCGCCGGCGACGACCAGACCGTGCTGCAGGTCGGCGAGATCCTCCCCGACGCCGACGAGGTCCCGTCCCCGGAAGGCTCCGGGCAGACGTCGGACCCGACTGGCCTGCCCTCTCCCGCCTCTACGGGATCCGACCTCCCGACGTCGGCGGCCCTCCCCGCCTGAGCCTGATGGAGCTCGAGTACTACCGCCAGGACCTCAAGCAGGTCCGGGCGGCCGCCAAGAAGCCGAGGGGGTGAGCTGATGGCCCGATCGCGCCGCCTCGAGGTGGTGATCGCCGGCGACGCGAAGGGTGCGCTCGGCGCGCTCACCGCGGTCGACCGCAAGGCCGGCGGGCTCGGCGGGAGCTTCAAGATGATGGGTGCCGCCGCGGCCGCAGGCTTCGCAGCGGTCGGCGCCGCCGCGGTCGGGGCCGGGATCGCCCTGTACGGGATCGGCTCCCAGTTCGACGACGCCTACGACAAGATCCGGGTGAACACCGGCGCGACCGGCGAGGCCCTCGGGTCGCTGCAGCAGTCGTTCCGCGACGTGGTGCGCACCGTCCCCGCCGACTTCGGGTCGGCGTCGGAAGCGATCGCCGGGCTGAACCAACGGCTCGGTCTCACCGGCCAGCCCCTCGAAGCTGTCAGCCGGCGGATGCTCGAGCTGTCCCGCCTCACCGAGACCGACCTCGGGTCGAACGTGCAGAACCTCACCCGGGTGTTCGGCGACTGGGGGATCCAGGCCGACCAGATGCCGGCCACCATGGACCAGCTGTTCCGCGCCACCCAGCAGACCGGGGTCGGCATGGAGCAGCTGTCCGCCCAGGTGGTCCAGTTCGGCGCACCGCTCCGGAACCTCGGGTTCTCGTTCTCCGACAGCGTGGCGATGCTGTCCCAGTTCGAAGCCCAGGGCGTCAACACCACCACGGTCATGTCCGGCCTCCGCCGAGGGCTCGCCGGGTTCGCCGCGGCAGGCGAGGAGCCGGCCGACGCGTTCCGCCGGTTCGTCGCCGGCGTCCAGAACGGGACGCTCGACATGACCGACGCCATGGAGACGTTCGGGCAACGCGCCGGCGCGGACATGTTCGCGGCGATCTCCGAGGGCCGCTTCGACTTCGACCAGCTGTCGACGTCGATCGCCAACGGGTCCGACACGATCATGGCGGCGTCGCGCGACACCCGCGACTTCGGGGAGCAGTGGCAGCTCATCAAGAACCGGGTGATGCTCGCCCTCGAACCGGTCGCCACCCGGGTGTTCGCGGCGGTCGGGGACGCCATGACCCGCCTCGGGCCGATCGTCGGCCAGGTCGGCGACTGGCTGTCGGAGCGGATCCCGCCGGCCATGGATCGTATCCAGCAGGTGTTCGAGCGGGTCTGGCCCCGCGCCCGGAACCTGTTCCTGCAGGCGGTGTCGGCCATCTCGAGCTGGTGGGACCAGAACGGACCCGGGATCACCCAGTTCGTCGACGACCTGGTCGCGACGTTCCAGGCCGGGTTCGACGCGGTCCGGCTCGTGGTCGAGCGGGTCCTCGGGGTCGTCACCAACCTGTGGGACCGGTTCGGCGGCCAGTGGCTCGCCAAGGTCCAGACCGCGTTCTCCGCGATCATCGAGACCCTGTCGGGCGCCCTCGGGATCTTCCGGGGGATCTGGACCACGTTCGCGGCGGTGTTCCGCGGCGACTGGGGCAAGGCGTGGGACGGGATCAAGCAGATCTTCTCGGGGGTGTGGCACACCATCCGGGGGATCGCCCGCCTCGCGATCAACACCGTGTCGGGGATCATCGGCGCCGGGATGGCCGCCATCTCGATGGCGTGGGGCTACGCCTGGCGCGGGATCCGCGGAGTGTTCACCCGGGTGTGGGACGGCATCAAGGGCGGGGTCCGCACCGCGATCGACGCCGTCAAGGGCGCGATCCGCACCGGGGTGTCCGCGATCGGCCGGATCTGGTCCGGGATCAAGTCCGCGATGACAGGGCCGCTCAACTGGGTGATCGACAACGTCATCAACCGGTTCCTCGGAGTGATGCGCACCGTCGCCGGCGTCGTGAACCTCGACGGGATCATCCCCGGGAACGTCCCCAACGTCGGAGGCGGTGACGGCGGCGGCCGCTCCGGAGGCCGCCGGCTCGGGCTCCAGTACCACGAAGGCGGGATCGTCGGCGCCACCGGCGGCCGCGCCCACCGGGGCCCGCTCCGCCC